ATGAATTGGGGCTTTCAACCAGGTTTAGGATACGGACAATGAGCGATTTACTTGATTTATACAAATTTTATGGGGCTAAATTTCCCGAAGGCTTAAAAACATCGCAAGATGCACAAGCTAACGCTATCGCTTTAGATAACGCTCTTAGAGCGCAACAAGAGCGTAGGGACTTGAAAGCGCTATACGCTCAACAAGCTCCACCTTCATATCAACAAATAGGCGCTATTGACCCTGCACTGGCGCAAGAATATTCAAAAAATCAATTTGCTATGCAAAAAGATATAGTTGGTATGCAGCATCAACAAGCGGAAACAGCTAAAATTTTAAATGCAGAAGATAGAGAAAAAGAAGCTTTAATGGCTAATGCAGCGTTGCCTCATTTAAACGCTTATGAAACTAATAAGCGAGAAGGTAAAATTCCAGAAGCCGAAAATCATTATAATCTAATGACTGCATTAAGTGATATAGCAAATCAAGCAGTTGCAGGAAATTGGGCGCCTAGTCATTATACATCGATGGATCCTAATGCTACATATGAATCCATATTATCAAATGTTAATAAAAGCAAAGTTTTTACGGATAGTCAACGGTTAAGTCAAGAGGCAGCTAAAGCTCGAGGTTCTCAAGAAGGGCTTGTTCAAGGAGGGGTTGCACCTCAACCAAGCACTTATTACAATTCATATGGACATGACGAAAATGGAAACGCTTTTGTTATTCCAGGGTCTAGTGGAATGTGGCCTCCAGGCCCTAAAAGCCCTGAAAATACTCAGCCTCCTGACGCTAACGCTACGCCTGCCGATCCAGCCAATATTAAGAAATTAGCTTTTTATGAAGGTATGTTGAAGGATCCTGATGCAACTGCTGAAGATCAAGCTTTTGCAGAAGCTCAAATTAGAAAATTAAGCCCTAAAGAAAATTTTAACGCACAACCACAAGTAGTAATTAATACCCCTGATCAAATAAAAGCTAAAAACATTCAGCAAAAAGGTGAAATTGCAGGCGCTGAAAAAGCAGCTGCTTTAACTGCTGAAGAAAAACAAGCATCTAAATCGTCAATCGACAATTATTTCCGAAGTAAACCCCCTCAACAAGTATTGGGGCTTATTAAAGAATCTCTTGCAGGTGATATTGATGCTGGTGTTGCTAGAATTGGGCAAGTTTTTGGGATTGCTACTCCTGGGGCAAGTGCGACTGAGGTGTTAAAAGTTGTTACTCAACAACTTGCCATGTCATCACCCTATCCACCAGGTTCACAATCTGATGCAGAATTTAAAGCTAGATTGCTTTCAATAGGTGATCCTGGAGCAGTTACGCCTATTGAATCAAGACTTAGAGCATTAGAAGAAGTTTATCGAAATGTTGAATCTTTTGTCGTTCAAAAAGGCGATCTATCTCAAGATCAAATTCTTGATGCCGTTAAAAATGGATACCTATCTGAATCTAGTGCATTAGAAATGCTTAATAACCAAATGCTTAATAAAGGAGCGCCAATTTACGCCCCAACGCAAGATAAGAAAACTTCAACTGGAGTAAAGTAAAATGAGTATGACAGTAGAAGATTTACGCGCAAAAATGGCACAAAGAGCTGAATCTCTTAAAGCAACTCAACCAAATGAAACCATGATGAAAGCGGTAGCTAATGCTGCTGCGAAATGGAAAGCTTCACAAATGCCTGAGCCTAGTAATTTTGAAAAAGGGTGGCGTTCTATGGCAGGTGCAGGTACTACTGCTGCGTTAGGAGTTAAAGAAAAATTATTGGGGTTATCTCCTGAAGAAGAAACACGTAGGGAGGAAATCAATCAATACATTAATAAAGCAGGATGGCCGGGTATAATTGGTTCAGGCGTAACCGAAGCTGTTAATTTAGCTCCTGCTGCGGTTTTTGGCGCACCAGCAGCTATGGGCGCTTTAGGCCGTTCAACGCTTGCATCTGGATTAGCATCATTGTACGCGCCAACAAATGAACAAGCTGAAAGTGCTAAAGAAGCATTTTTTGGGCAGCTTGGAGGAGAAACGCTTGGTAAAACAATCCCCCACGCTGTAAATTTAGGAAAAAAAGTATATGAAGGCGTAGCTGGAATGCTCCACGCGCCTACAGCAGCAGCGCAAACATTAGGGAAGTTTGCAGACGTTCCTGGAAGATCAATCCCCGAAACTGTTGATCTTTCTCGCACATATAAAAATATTCCTGAACTTAAACCAACTTTAGGAATGATGGTTCCTGAAGATCAAAGGTCATTGCTTGAGTTTGAAAATTATGTGCGTACTAAATTTGGTAAAACTGCTTTAGCTGAAGCAGATATATATAATCAACAAGCTATATTAAAAGGGCTTCAAGAACGCGCATTTGATCCAACGCAAGCGACTAAAGAAATGGAGTTATTAAACGCTGAAACTGGAGCTTTGCGTAAAACAGCTTTTGATTTAGCAAGGCAAAAAACTTCAGAAGAATTAGCTAACCCTATATTGCGTGAAACATCTGCAATTAGAACTCGTCCTGGTGAAACTGGCTTAGGCTCTCCAGCAGCGCAAACGACTGCATCTGGAATTGAAGGCATTGCTTTAGGCCCTGTAAGTAAAAAATCAGTTATTGGCGCAGGGGGATTAGCAGTTGACATTCCTGTATTTGCTAGAAAAGTTGACCCAGCTAATCTTTATGCGGCCAGAAAAACAATCGATGATACTTTAAGAGGTGCTGTAGGGCCAAATGATGAACTTGGAAATGCTATTAAAGCTAATAAAGTGGTTTCAATGGAATTGAAAGGCGCAATTGATGAAGCGTTAAAAGCTGCAAGCGCTGGAAATTGGGAAAAATATCTTGATACTTACATAGAAAAGATAAAACCTATTGAAGAAGGTAAAGCTTTTCAGGGAGTTCTAGAATTATTTAAAACCGCGCCTAGAATTCCTGGATCAACTTTGGCAAGCATTAGCCCTTATAAAATGCGTAAAGCTGCTTCAGAAGCCACATATAAAGAAATAGGAACTTCGTTAAAAGACATACTTTCACCAGAAGGTAGATCATTTTTAGATGATGCTGCAAATGCAATGTCAGCTATTGAAAATGTTAGGTCTGGATTAACTGCGACTAACAATTCAGCCACAGCATCAAGACTTTATGAAATAGCTAGAAATGTACCTAAAGCAATACAGCCTGTAATAAATGCAGGTTTAGCAGCAGTTGATATACTTACCAAAAATAAATCGCAAGAAATTATTGTTGACGCTTTAAAAAATCCTGAAAATTTTCAAGCAATTGTTAATAGGTATAATAAAATGAACAAAGTTCCAATATCTCCTGCTCAAGCTAAAGGGCTTCAAGTGCTATTGGGTTCTGTTGGTGCAGGCGCAGCGCAACAAGGTAGAAGATAATGGCATCATTATACGATTTATTACAAGGTCAAAATGAAGAAGATGCATATAATAGATTAGCGGCTATGCGCCAATCATATATGCCTAGTCAATTTCAACAAGCTGCTACACCGATGAACTTTAGAGTTAATGCTAATCCTATGGTGCGGGGTATGCAAAACGGTCAACCTAATTACGGTTATGGTAATCGTTATAATTCAAAGATGCCTAAAGGCACTGGATATTATGGTGAAGTAGCTAGACCTGAAGGCGGTTTTTCAGGTGAATTAAGCGTTGATACGGGTTATGGTGATATACCTTCAATGGTTCCAGGCTTGACACCTAATGAAATGCAATCGGTTTTAACTGCTGGAGAAGGTCAGCAATTTCCTGAATCAGTATATAGAAAAGCATCTAGCCATGCTGCTTTTAGAAAGCTTAATGGTTTGGCTGCATTTGCTGGAATAAACGATCAACCTTCTTTATTACCAAGTAGATCAGGCACGTTGATGGCTGATCTTTATAATAGATAGATACAGGAATTGAAATGACTCAAGCATACTTATCACCGATTTTACAAAACGCGCAGTTTAGCGATGATGGGACTTTCTTAAATGGAGGTCTTATTTGGTTCTACGCGGCGGGTACTTCTACACCTTTAACTGCTTATCAAGATGGCGCGGCTACAACACCTTGGCCTAACCCTATAATATTAAACGCTAGGGGCGAAACAGGCGGTCAAATTTGGCTAGATGGCATCTACAAGATGGTATTGCAAGGCGCTCCTTTAGTTGGCGAAACTAATGGCCCTGCTATCTCGACATTTGATAACATTTACGGTGTCAATGCTCCGACATCGTTTGCACCTCCTTATGTGTTTGCTGGTACGTCAACTTCACAATCCAACACCGACATCTTCATGGGATGGAATGGGGTTAATTTTACTGCTTCACAAGAAACAACCGATTTTGGTGCTAACTGGCCTATCAATATCACAGGCGCTGCTGGCCCTATCGGTCATGTAGCTGCTTATGCGGGTAATGTAGTACCTTTAGGGTATTTAGAATGTAATGGCGCTGCGGTATCAAGAACAACTTATGTTAATCTGTTTGGTGTCTGCGGTATTTTATATGGCGCAGGCGATAGCACAACGACATTCAACCTTCCTGATTTAAGAGGCTATTTTGTTCGAGGGTGGGATGATAGCGCTGGTGTGGATGTCGGGCGTGTCTTAGGATCTACACAAGCAGATTTAGTCGGGCCTGTTACAATTACCGATCCGGGGCATACGCATACTGATGCAGGGCATACACATTCATACACTAATAATATGGGCGGGGGCAACGGTGGTTCATCAGGATCAGCATCACCTACTAGCGCAACTACAGGTTCAGGCGTTGCCGATATTCAATCAAATACAACTGGTATTCTGATTGCGTCAGGCGCTGAAACACGTCCTAAGAACGTAGCAATGATGTACATCATAAAAACATGAGTACCTTATTAGGTTTTTTTATATGGTTAAAATCAAGGCTATCTGAACCTAGCACAATGGCTTCTATAGCCGCTGTTTCTGCTCTAGGTGGGGTTAATGTTGATCCTGGTGCAGTACAAAACGCCCTTAATATAGGCACAATTGTATTCGGTGCTTTAGGGTTCTTTGTAGCTGAAGCAAAACCAAAAACTATAGTTAATTAAAGGATCTGACAACGTGGACGACATACTAAGCAGAGTGGCAAAAGTGGAAGAACGATTAGATGGGTTGTGCAGAGAGCTAAATGATGAACGTGAAGAATCACGAAGACGTTCAGATAAGATATTTGACGCTTTAGATGTGTTACAGAAAACTAATAACTCGAATAAGGGCTTCTTTGGCGGCGTGGTCTTTAGCGTGTCGGCGATATTTGCTTTTATCGTTTATGTAACTTCAAGAGGGCAATAATGTCCGCCTTAGAGATATTAATCAAGCTAATTAAAGAGTCAGAAGGCTGTCAGCTTACCAGTTATAAGTGTCCGGCAGGAATCTGGACAGTGGGGTGGGGTTTCACCGGGGCAGAAGTAAAACAAGGCGTATGCTGGACGCAAGAAAAAGCCGATGAATGTCTATTAGTAACCGCCATGAGTGTTCTTGATCGAGCGGTGAAGTATTCGCCCATACTAGCTACAGCTAACATTGAAAAATTAGCTGCTATCGCTGACTTCATTTATAATCTGGGTGTTGGTAATTACGCCAAATCGACATTAAAAAAACAAGTCGATGCGGGTAACTGGCTGGCGGCTTCATCCGAAATAAAGAAATGGGATAAAGCAGGCGGTAAGGTCTTAAAAGGTCTTACTATTCGTAGAAATAAAGAAGCAGAATTATTACTCTTATGATTAACTTAGAATTAGAACTAGAAGAAATTAACATCATTATGAACGCTTTAGGTGTAGGCCAATTCGTTCAAGTAGCTGGCGTTATCAAAAAGATTCAAGAACAAGCAGGCCCACAAGTTGCTGCGATGCCTGCTGAAGAAGAAATTATTTAATACCTGGTATTGGTGGGATAGGAACAACTAGCATAGCAGGCGCTATTTGTTCCATCGGCGTTACTACTGGAACCACATCAGGTGTAGTAATATTTGTACCTAATGCCATGCGGTTAATCACCATCCCATTAGTACAGGTAGTTTGCGTACCAAAGGTAGTGCAGTTAATTGTTTCTGCTGATGCCACATTAACCATTAGTGACATAATCAGCAGAATCATTAGTACAATATTCAGTATTCTTGATTTATGCAGTTTTTGTTCGATTTCTTCACAGTTATAGAATATCATTGACTTTCTCCAAAAAGTTGATTGCGCTCCCTAGCCATTCTCAGGGTGCAAAAGCGTTGATGTAGACGTATCATAACCATCGCCCGCCTAGCACCTATTTTTTCATTCTCCAACAATTTTACTACTTCTTCTTCATCTAAATCTGATAACACTTCATTCAGTTTTCTCCAACTTAACATTTTGAAAGCTCCAAGATTGCAATTTCTGATAAGGTGCATTTCTCCTGCAAAACAGAATAGATGCGTTCGTCTATCGTTTTATCGGTCAGCATGACGTAGCACCACACTTCCCGCTTTTGACCACTCCTATGAATACGCCCTATTGCCTGTTCGTACAGCTCCCGTGACCACGGCAGCGATAAGAACACTATCTTATTACCATGATGCTGAAGATTCAGGCCATGCCCTGCGCTCTTAGGGTGCGCCAACAACAACTCAATCTGCCCCGTATTCCAACGCTCAACAGCGTTATGGTCATCTAAAGTTTGCGCATGGGGGTATCTGCGCTTCAGTTCTGCTAACTCCTCCTTGTAGGTGTAAAAGATCATTGTACAATCTCTTTGGTTTTCTGCAAGTAATTCTTCTAGCCTATCGAATTTATGACTTGAAAACCAAATCGATTCAGTAGATGAATCATACTTCCCAGGAGTCTTAGCAGGCGTAGTAGTCGTATGGTACACAAAGCCAGAACTCATTTGTTGCAGTTTGGTTGTTACGACTGCCGAATTAACCGCAACGGCTGTCACGCTAGGAAATTTCACTACAAAATCCTTCTTCATAATGTTGTAGAGTTCCAAGTCCATCTGACACTTCACTTCAACAATGTGCAATGGTGGCATTAAGTCAGTATAATTGCCTGCGTCTAATAGATAAGTTGCTGGACGTATCGCTTTCATAATTTTAGGTAAGGAATCAGAACGTGCCGCCCATTCTCCATAATCCCGATTCATTAGGACGAAATACTTTTCTAAGAACGCACCTTTGCTTCTGCCTAGCAATGTTTGGTCTACTACTTTACATTGCCCAAAAACATCTTCTAAACCATTGCTAGTGAATGACCCTGTTAAACCCCAACGTATCTTGAACAGCTCAATTACTTTGAACAACGCTTTAAAGCGTGAGCCAGAAGGGTTCTTTAAGCGTGTCAGTTCATCGAAAACGATCCCGTCAAAGCCTTTAAGCAAGTCTGGACGTTCACGGCAAAGCCATAGCAGATTGTCGTAATTAGTGACGACAACATCTGAACCCGATAAAAATGCTCCCACTCTAATTTTTGTTAGCCCTACTGCTACTTCAATCGTTAATCTAGGCGACCATTTAAGCCCTTCCTGCCTCCAAACGTCTGTACACACACGCTTGGGCGCAAGCACTAGGAAACGCTTAACATGCCCGTCCTGTATCATCGCCTGCATAGCTGTTAAAGTGATGGCCGTCTTGCCAGCACCAACTGGCGCAAGGATCATCGCTCGATCACGGCTATACAGAAAGTCAGCAGCCTCATCTTGGTAAGGTCTTAAAACCATTGCCTTGTCCAGTTCAAGTAGGCTTTACACGGAGTGCTTCCAAAACCTTTAATCTCATAAGGCCCAATGCACAGCCACATATTACCTACACGTTTAATTCTAGGTTTAATGTTCATATTCATGCGCGTTGCGCCAATCTATAAATAGGGTACACTCAAGTTCTTTTATTTCTTTCTTTGCGTCCATGCGCCACATAAAGTCCTTAGTATCTATCTCGATAGTTAGATAACGAGCGCAGTCTTGTTTTTTTTCGCAATTACTACCAAGACATCTGGCGTTTTCATCATAAAGCGGATATTTCATTTTCATGTAGCATCTCCAGTACAACTTTAAATTTTTCTTTTAGTATGTCAGGCATCTCCCCCTCGCCATCTTTAGTAGCGCCCCATGCCATATCAAAAAAGATACCATCTATAGCAAACTTAATTAAGCCAAACTGTTCTTTACTCATTCCCCACCTCCAATGCCGTGCATATTTTCTGCATACTTAACACCAGCCCAGAAACTTTCAGCGTTAATTGCATCTTCATTATCTCTAAAGCCTTGTGATATTTCTTCACGAGTTAAACCTTCTCGTAAACCTTCTCGTAAATCTTCTCGTAAATTTTGCTCAGGTTGGTTTAAGAATGTTTCTGTTTTTTCTTTTAGGGTGTGGTATTCTGCAATATCTGAGTGTCTAGATACCCATCTCTGCAACAACTCTCTTTCTTTACTCATCGCACACCTCAATATAATCTCCCACTCTGGGAGGCGTTTCACCTACCGCTTTACGGTAATAATCTTGCATTGCCATGCCTTCCCAACCATCATGCCAGCCGACAGGTACAGGTTTAGTTTCCTGCTTTACCGTGGACAAGGTACTCATTGCTGCGCCTGTTTTTCTTGCTATGTCGGCAAGGCTAAAACCTTTGCTGTAAAGCACCTGAAGAATTAAAGAGTAATCAATATCCCTAGCCATTTTTAGACCTCCCGTCCATCATTCTGCGTCTGGAGGCATCGCAGTACAGTTCCATGTCTTTATTGCGGTGCATGAACTGGACGATTTGTGCTGCCATGCCGGTTATTTTAATAACCGGACGTTTGTACATGAACGCGCACATTTCTCTTATGTACGGTAGCCAATCCATGATCTCAGCGCGGTTATACAGCACTGTTCCGTCCATGTGAGTGCCAGTATGCTTAGGCATACAGTAACGCGCGTCTTTGACGATCTTGTCGAGTGTTAATGCCTTAATACCGATCAGCGTTAAGATTTCTTTTTTGGTGATGTTAGCTTGAGCAATAGGCCGGATACCATCTACACTTAAGCGCGTATTCAGGCGTTTCAAGCGGACACGCTCATTGATAGCGATTCGGTTCTTGTCGTAGTAGGCAAAGCTCCTTTGCCGTTGTAATTCGTCACGTTGCGTCTTTGTGTGCATAGTCTAGCTCCAAGATTAATTCACAGTAGTGTATGATTTTTTTAATGTCTTCTGCGCCATTCTTACTTCGATGACGCGTGATGTACTTTACGATGTTGCCTTCCATGTACGGTAATTTGTTGGCATGGATGTAAACAACGGGTTGAATGGGTAACAAATAATGATCCCCTCCAACCATCCTAGTCGTCATACCATAACCTCTTTAAAAGCTTTAGTTCTAGCGGAAGCTGTGGTTAAGCCGTTGATGCGTTTGTAGCGGCTGACTAAGTATTCAAATTCATCTTCCTGCTTTTCAGTTGGCCGTTTAAGCCCACCTTTTACTACTTGTTCGTACAGCCAATCTATATCTTGATCTACCATATCATTTCTCCTATGTATCTATAACCTAAATGTTCTGCTGACCAATCATCAACCTGCTCGATTGTCCAAAGACAGGCGTAGTTTTGATTAAGCCGGAGCATTTCTTGTGCAAACAATTTTTGTAATTCCGATAAGCGTCCACCTTTTGTTTTTAATTCGACAAACCAACATGTGCCATCTGCCAGACAAGCAATCCTATCCGCTACGCCTCGCTGGGTAGGTGAAGTAAACTTGAAGGTCTTACCTCCGTTCACTTCAACTACCCATTTGAAATGCTTTTCAATGTCACGTTCTAGCATTTAATCTCTCAGCGTCACAAAAGAAGTGACATTAGTTGGCAGTTCCAATACCTGGTAAATACGTTCATCACCTTTTACGCCTTTGTCGATGATAAACATACCGCTGCCAGTTTTATGAATTACTCGTCCTTCTTTTGTAAAGGTTGCACCGATAAAGCCACCTAATGTAAAAGCAGATAAGATTAATATGATTGCTGTTTTATTGTTCATTTCATTTACTCTCGTTTCGTTTAGTGAGGTGACAGCTTACCACTGTAAAAAAGATTTGTACAATATATTTTTTTGTGAAATAATGTACCCACTTTAAACGAAACGAGAATAAATTAATGGCACACTCAAAGATTGTTGGCGGATCAACTGCCAAACGTGTTATCAACTGCCCAGGTAGTGTTGCGCTATGTAACGCTGCACCTGAAAAGCCTTCCAGCTCTTACGCTGAAGAAGGTACGCTTCTCCATAACACCATCGCTGAATGGCTTGCGGATGGAAAAAAGCCTATTGCTAATGATATACTGACGCAAGACTTAATTGACGACAAATATTCTGTCGCACTGGAGTTGCTTAATGAAGTTGATCCCGAATTTGGTATGGACTACGCGGTGGAAGTTGAAGTCGGTTTCGGTGATTTCATACCTGACGTGTTTGGTAGCTGTGATTTGCTTGGTCGTTTGGATAACCGCGCTATTGTATTGGATTGGAAGTTTGGAAATGGCGTCATCGTAGAGGCGATAGAAAACGAACAGCTAATGTTCTACGCGGCAGCGGCAATGCGTACTGAGAAGGCTCAGTGGGCGTTCAAGGGTGTACAAGAAGTCGAGCTTATCATTATCCAGCCTCCAATGATTAAGCGTTGGGTCACTACAATAGAACGCATCAAAGCGTTTGAACAGCAACTGTTAAGTGCTGTTAATGCCGCGGCTAAGATAGATGCCCCGCTCCGTGAGGGTAGCCATTGTAAATGGTGTGCAGCAAAGCCTACCTGCCCGTTAATGACAGGCGCAGTTGATCGCGCGTTGAAGGTGAAGATAGATGCGATAGATGCGCCTACAATAAATGCGTACCTTCAGAACGCTGAGATTCTGGAAGAATGGATAAAAGACTTACGCGCTCTAGCGTTCACTATGCTAGAATCAGGGCGTGATTTACCGAATTACAAGCTTGTTGCGAAACGTGCAACACGCAAATGGTCAGATGAAGTTGAGGCTAAGAAAGCTTTACTTGCAACTGGCTTAACAGAATCTGATGTGATGGAATCATCGTTTATCTCTCCTGCACAGGCTGAAAAGAAGCTCAAGAAGCTTAAACTGCCCCTGCCAGAAGGATCAACGGTATCCATTTCGTCAGGTAGCACTATGGCACATGTGGACGATCCTCGTCCGGCAGTGTTACTTATCGGGCAACAATTAACGGCTGCCCTCACTAAACTTCAATAAGGTATATTAAAATGTCAAATTTAGTTGCGTTCTCTGGTTCTAACCTTCCTTCTGTTACTTCGCTATCTACTGCACTTCGTTCTTTGGAAACAGAAGTTGGTGGCTCTGCTGGCTCTGCGATTCTTAAAATGGATCGTACTGGTCATTGGGTGTTTGGGGCAGGCGAATCTGAAGTGGAATCAGACTCTACATGGGCGGTTAATCCGTTTAGCTTTGTTCACGGCTTTATTTGCTGGGGTGAAGGTGAAGTTCTTGGTGAAAAGATGGTGGGCATCACTCAACCATTACCTGAACTTGATGCTGCTCCTGCTGGTGGTAAGCGTGGATGGGAAACTCAAGTCGGCATGAGCTTAAAATGCTTATCCGGTGAAGATAAAGGCTTGGAAGTTCGTTACTCAACTACTTCGGTAGGTGGTAAGCGTTCTGTACAAACTCTTGCAGTTGCTATTGCTACGCAAGTTGATGAAGATCAAGGTAAGCCCGTTCCAGTCATTAACCTGAAGAAAGAATTTTACCAGCACAAAGCGTACGGTAAGATTTACACTCCAGTGTTTGAAGTGGTTACTTGGGTGGGCTTGGAAGGTGAGGAAAAGGATGAAGATGGTGTACCAGCGGAGACTGGTAGACGTAGGCGCTCAGTCTAGTTAAGGAGAAGCCCCGAAAGGGGCTTTTTTAGCCATGCTATTCTGCGATTTTGAAACAAAGAGCGCCTGTGACTTGAAGAAGCATGGGGTTTACAATTACGCGCAAGACAGAAGCACTGAAGTATTGTGCATGTCTTACGCTTTTGATGACGATGTCCAGACTTGGACACCGGATCAACCATTTCCCGAACGTGTCAGAAATTACAAAGGTGAGATACGTTGTCACAATTCAACCTTTGAGCGCTTAATTTTTTGGTATGTGTTAGGTATTAACTTCAAACTGGAACAATTCTACTGCACGGCTACCCAAGCAAGGGCTAACTGCTTACCGGGTAGTCTTGAAGATATTGGTAGGGCTATGTCCGCCAAGATGAAGAAAGATCATCGTGGCAAGCAGCTAATCCGTCAGTGTTGCGTTCCTCCTTATAATATAGCGTTATTGCCTGAGCTGATTCATTATTGTGAACAAGATGTTCGGGCTATGCGTGAGATTAGTCTGGCGCTACGTCAGTTAGATGCTGATGAACTGCTTGACTATCATATTAATGAGCGCATCAACGATAGGGGTTTGCTGATTGACGTGCCTTTATGCCATGCCGCTATTGGATATGCTACGGCTGAACTGGAGGACATCCAGACGTTAGTGAAAGATATTACAGGTATTGCCTCGGCTAGATCGCCTAAGCTTAAACAGTGGGTAGCTGACCGCGTTGATCCTGAACTGATGATGGTTGACGACAAGCTATCGCTCAACAAAGCTACGCGCTCGGCTTTACTGCAACTTGATTTACCTGATGAAGTATTAGATGTTGTTCAATGTATTGATGACATTAGCGCTTCCTCGGTGGCTAAGTTCAAGCGTATGGGCGAGCTGGCTGACGTTGAAGATCACCGCGTTCGTGGTGCGTTTGTCTTTAATGGTGGCTCTGCTACTGGCCGTGCTTCATCGTATGGCGTTCAGCTTCAGAACATGGCTCGTGTGTGTGCTAAAGACCCTGTTGCGGTGCGTTCCGCTATGATGTCTGGTGGTGATCTTGGTGCGTTCGGCAATCGTGTGACAGACGTGCTGAAGGGCATGATACGTCCTGCTATCATCCCTGCACCCGGTAATGTTCTAATAGTAGCTGACTGGGCGGGTATTGAAGCACGATGCAATCCTTGGCTATCTAATCATGTGGCATCGGAAGCCAAGCTGGACATCTTCCGGTCTGGTGGCGATGTGTATGTCGAGAACGCCAAGTCTACGTTCAATACGAAAGAAGTCACTAAAGAGCAACGTT